CAGGGCTCAGGAAAGAGAATCTTATAGAATCTCTTCGCCTACGAGTTCCTCTTGGAACCCCTATCCGTGAGCAACGCGTCTCACGGTCGTGCGCGTCTTGCGACGAACGACGAATGGCTTCTCAGAAGTACCACCTCTGAGTGCAGCCATCATATGTGCTATATTAGCACTTCTTAATACGCGCCAACCTATGTCAGGTACAGGCGTGTCGATATATTCAAACCAGCCCCAGCATTGTAGAGAGCGATCTCTAAATGCAAAAGGACTGGCCATGAATTCATCGAGCTCGACTTCAATTGCACTATCTGGTGGGCCCTTATAAGGACGGACCAGACGCAAATTGACTGGAATCAAGTCCTTGAGAAAGGACTCTATCCCATCGAAGAACGCAGTTGTACGCGCGCTTCTTTTCGAGAGATTAAGAAACTTAGTGACAGCTCGAGAATTTTCTAAGCTGAAATCAAGTATAAAAGGACGAACGTCCTCGCCGTTAAACCAATCTGTTCCACAGGACTCCCTAAAAGGACCCGACAAAGCGGTCTTCCTAGTGTTCACAGCGAACCCCATTACGGCTAAAAGCTTTAACAGGGGTTCTGCGTAGCGCTTACGGACAATAATATCGTCACCATAGACATGAAAGTCTTGGCAAGCGGTACCACATCCGACAGCAACGCAAGCAGCCGTGAACAGGAGCGTCTCCAATGGAAAACAGAAGCCATTCCCCATAGAGCAGAACTTGGTATAGGGTATAATCTTACCCTTATCAAGGAAACTCTTGCTACGGATCGAGTTTAAAAACTCGAACCATTGCGGGGTGACGAGATTCCGTACTAAGCCTATCGATATGCTATCACTAGCACTAGATAAGTCAATAGTTACGAAACTATCGTCAGAATCCTCTCTTGACCCTTCAAAGGCCAGATTGGAATTAATGGATTGATTCTCGAGGTGTATACCAATTCTACGCAACCGAAGTCGCATAAAATTGTCTACACCTTTCTGAAGAAATCCATTAAGTAATGGCTCGACTGCAATAGACCGGAAGGTCTTAACAGTCTTGGGCACGAAAGCAATTTTATTATATGGCACCAAGCTCGCACGTTTCCAGAACTTTGAAATAATAAGCTCAGGATCCAGCGATACAATCGTCCTTCCCTCTTCTTGAAGTAAAGTCTCAAGAAAATGAAAGTTATGACATATCGCTGAGCGTGCATATAGCGCGGCAGAGGGGGACACGGACCAATCACTTGCCAGTTTCCTAGCAAGGTTGGTAGCATCTCCGTGCACCCCAACAGAGGCCCCAGGTCCAAAGTCGCACATACTATAAAGAGTAGGCAGATCAGGTTCAACTCCGATAACGTGGGTCATAAATCCACGCATGGAATTGAATTGATACTGCAAATCGGGTTCATAATCAAACCGCGATTCGAAGAATTGGTTCCTCTCAGCACATGCGTGCTCCGAGGCCTCAAACTTCTCCCTAGCCTCCTTCTCTGGATCATAAGGATTCAAACGAAGAGGAAAGGGATACTTCTTTATAAGTGAGACAAACTGATTCGCAACCAAATGCTCGGTTGCAGTGAGATACATCTGTTCACTCAAGGAATCAGCAAGTTCAACTAGTCCACGAACATCTTCATTGCGAATCAAACCAGCAATGGTATTCGTGTATTCGTAAGAACTATGGATCTGACATAATCTACCGAGAAGCTTACGGTAGTTAGTCCAACAATTGTTGGATAAAGCCTTGTTTAGAGTTCTCACTCTTTTCCAGCTGACGGATTTCATTACGATCTCCTAAAGTTGAAAGCATTAGACCATTAGTATCAATGAGTCTTAATAGAACGATTGTCACCAAAATAGAAAGGATGACAACCAAGACACCTGTCATACCGTTGCGCATCACATTAATACGTGATTTGCTGGGATTTGACTAACGTCTTGAAGGAGGCCGAAGCAAGATGGCTTCCCATATCGTTCAAGAGTGAATCAACATCTGCCGACGCAAAGCCAACTGGTACTGAGACATTGATTTCACAAATGGCATCGCCAGCTGTGGTCAAAGCTCCAGTAAGAATCAGGGTGCGCGTCATTTTCGACGTAGTACGGCCAACACCAGAGAATACACTTGAGGGCTTCGGAGCGGTTCGCTTAAGGATAACATCATCCTTTACGCTAACTGTCTTCAGAGATCCGATGTATCCTATCAGATTTTGTTGATAGGAATCTGGATTGTACGTCTTTGCGTTGATGGTCAAAGCCATGAGGAATAACTCCCTTTAGTAAGTTAATGCGATAGTCGCTGAACTACTAGCGACAAAGAATCAAGTGCGCGGTTGATATTTGATAGGCGAAAATCGCTATTCACCTGCAACCGAGGACTTGGTAAACCAGGTATACGTTGTACGATCTCCCGATGAGCATAATACTCACCGGAATCCTTGCTAAAAGATGTCCAACCAGCGATAGGAACTTCATCGATGGCCGTAATTCTATTAGTTCGGAAGGATCTAACAACGTAGCACTGGCCAAGCTGTTGTAGACCAAAGTCAGGAACGAGAGACCCGATACGATTTCTTATATTAAGAAACCAATCGAGTACGAAAGATAACGGAATAAGTTCATAAGGCAACGTCAACAGATTCTTAACACCGAATCCTAGATTGAAGCTTAAGGACGCCGTTAGCTCATCAAGCGACATGAGACGTAACTCCACCCTCTCCGTTTGTTCTTCACGGATATAGTGGGTTACGGTCGCACTAGCCTTCGTAATCACTCTGACTGATTGCTCGTTAAGAGTACCGAACGCGCGAGTTGTTTTCCTCACGCGTCCGATATCCTTCTCGAGGGCCTCCATAGCACCAAAGATGTCGCTAATTAAAGGTCTCAGGCCATAGCGCGTCAGGAGCCAGATATCCGCAAGGGATCTGACACCTGATTTTAAGCTTTTAGCCACAAGAACTCTATTTACGTTCGCAAACAAGTCTGCGAGTATCACTAGCGAGCGATCGGCCTCCGCCAGAGCCTCACCGAGATTGAGGGTTGTTTTGCCTCTATCCGATAAAACTTTTGTGGAGAGTTCCGATAACATGTCGTTTATAACCGAATCAGAAACCTTCTGAATCGGGACTAGGTACGAATTGGTAGCTAAACCAACAGCACTACAATAATCGGGAAGAAAACCAGATTTATCAGCTTTGCTGATAATATCATGGAGAACACCCGAACATGAGATGCCGTTGACTTTTCTACGATCCGTAGCCGAGCCAAGACTCATTTGACCAACGCTGTGAATCTTCTTCATGGGATTAAAGAAAACCATCCCATTCCGACGTTTCCGGTGAAAGTCAGGGACAATTTCGTCCCAGAACTCAAGATATTCTCCCACTGCATTGAGAGCGTTGGATCCTACCGATGTGAGGCTTGGTTGTGAACAAGTCGCCCATTGGCTAAGATAACCAACATTTTCGACGCTAACGGGATAAGCCCCTTGAGATCTAAATCGAGTCATATAAACTACTCCTTGGGTTGTGTTAACAGCTCATTGAAGGTACCCCTTTCATTCAAATCTACCATAACTTTCACAGTCAGGATCGAAACCCAGGCTGTGAATACGTTCCGCGACAGCAAGGGTTTGTTCCCAAGCGTCGTGGTAGGCAGAATCATCGAGATATCCTCCTATGCTTAACTTGTTTAGATAAGCATAGACCGCGCAGACAGAAGGAAAATTCCTCTGCCTAACACGGGCACCGTTAGCCCAATCGTAGGTAACTACGGTGAGCCAACGACGTTGCTGCAAACATAGCCCCGTATCAGGGGAAACGTATGTTTGTATGGCATCGTTAAAACGGATAAAAGATACTCTCATGATAATTCTCCTAAAAGGTAGATAGAATGGAG